GCTGTCTACTGCCATCTGGATGAAGGCCCACTCCTGAATCACGCCTGCAATCTGGCAGATACGATGGAGAAACGCCTGATCCGCAAGGGTGCCAAGGATACCCCTGGTACCCACGCGGATTTCTGCCTGGCAGTTAAAGCAATGACTCTGCATGAACTGGATAACCCGGGGCAGAAAATTCCCCAGGGTATCCAGGATATGATCAACGAACTGAAGTTCGGAAAAACCACCTAAGGAGGAATGATTTATGGCTGGTACTACTCCCGGTAAGGCAACCGGCTCCGGTTGCAAAGCATCCATTTCCACTGATGGTTCCACTTATAAGGACTTTGCGTCCATTACTAAGCTGGGCCCTCCCAATATGAGCCGCGGCACCGTTGATGTCACGGATATGAACTCCTATGAGACCAACGACCAGATGAAGGAGTTTCTTCCTGACTTCATCGAAGCCGAGGAAATGGCCATTGAAGGTTTTGTCAAGAAGACTGATGAAGGCCGAAACGCCGCAGAGACTGCATTTTATGCAGGTACCCTTGTACAAATTAAGATTGTTCTGCCGGCCGCGATTGGCAAGACCATGACCGTCAAGGGCTACATCGTGGGTTACCGTCCCATCGGCGACATTTCCACCGATGCCGGCATTGCCTTCTCCATGAGTGTCAAACCCATCGCAAAGCCCGATATGGCCGATACCACTACCTAAGGGACAACCCGGAAAGGATAACACATGAGTTTGAATGTAAAGACTATCCAGGTAGGCGATCAGGAATTCTTCCTTCGCCTGACCAGTAAGGCTATCATGAGTTACAGCAAAAAGCACGGAAGCGAAGGCGGTTCTCCCGTGATTGCTGTTCTGGAGGCGGTAAACAATATCGAAGCGAAGATCGATCTGCTCACTGCCGCTCTGACTTTTCCCGATACCAAGAACAAGCTTAGAGATGGCAGCACTCTGCTGGATCAGATGGCAGATGATCCTACCTGGACCCCTAAGAGGAAGAACGAGCTGATCCTTGATCTTGCTCTCGAATCCGGCTTGCTGGGCGAAGAGGATTATGAGTCATTAATTGATCCCGTGGAGGAAAACAGCAAGCAGCTGATTACCACTATGGCTCGACTGCTGACCGGTAAGCCCATCGGCGCTGAAGATAAACCCCCCGCTTCTGAGACGGCAGATGAAAACCCTACCTAAGCCCGGCAGAGCAGATCCAGTCCCTGGTGCATGAGGCAGCCGTTGCGGGTCTCGATCCTGACGCGGCATGGGACCGCACACCCGGAGAGCTTTACGAGTACATAAAGGCCTACCGCGGCCGAATGGAGCGGCAGGCCTACATGTGTTTTAATCTGGCACAGGCCATTGCCTGCATGGTGCTGAGTGCGGACAAACCACGGCCCTGGGATGCGTTCCCAGACTGGATCCAGCCAAAGATGCAGGTTATGTCTGACGACGAAATCTATGCTGCCTGCCTCGCATGGTGCGGAGCCGGCAACGAGGAGGTATCCCAATGAAAGCAGGAAAACTCAGAGAGCGGATCACCATCCAGAAGGAAGTAAAGCAAACCACCGCGGCCAATCAAAAGATCGGCGAATGGGTAGATGTTTGCGAGATCTGGGCGGAAGCCAAGTGTACATCTTCCTCAGTCATCGATGGCGATGGGTTTGGCGTTCATGCTGCGGTGTGGAAGTTCTACATTCGCCGCCGGGATGATATTACAGCCCAGATGCGTGTGAAATGGAAGAATCGTATCTTCGTGCTGGAAGGACCGCCTATAGATTGGTCGGGTGAACGCAACGGCCTGACGCTTATCACGAAGGAGCTGGTCTGATGCCCTCTTTTGGAAACAGAAGCCTCCGGAAATATGAGGACCGATTCTTCGTTGACGGGATCGGCCGCTTTAGCTTCTCAATCCGTTACCATGACCTGATGGCGCTGTCCCGAATGTCTGAAGCTGGCATGGAGGGTCCGGTTAGGCAATCTGCGTCCGGATTGGCATATCGCATCCGGACCAATGCGCCATACCGAAGCGGTGATCTCCAGCGTGGTCTTATCGTCGCTCCCGGCTTCGAGAAAACCGCTGTTGCGGGAAAAATCGTCAGCGACATTGTGTTTGACCGCGCAATGAACGACACCTTTGTAAAGGTTTCTAAATCCGGGAAGCGGTACTACTACCCTTCCTCTCAGGAGTACGGTTTCAAAATCGGCAGGGGCAAACGGATGCCGGGTCTGTACTACATGCGGGACACATCTGCTGAGTTCTACAGCGAGCATGAAGAGACGGTAGTGTCTTCCGTTTTGGATATGCTGGAGGAGTTATGATTTATGATTTTATTGTTGACAGGCTGACGAAGTCAGAAGGTCTGGGGAAAAACATTTTCCCGGTTGGCGTCAATATTGACGACATCTATACGGCAGACAATGACTTTGCTTTTACGGTATATACCTGCAAAAGCCGCAATCCCGAGTATGATCTGGAAGGCGAGCTCCACCATTACACCGATTTGGTTCTTATCGATTTCATTGGCCGTATGTATCACAGTATCCACGCTATGTATGACGCCGTGGAGAAATCCTTCACCGTATCCGATTTGAACACCGGCACAGGGGAATATATTTATTCTTCAAGCTGTGAAAGTCCTGAGCCGGATGCCTTTGATGTAGACCACGGCCTGCTCCGCCGTACAATGCTGGTTACTATCCAATGGTGCCCGGTGTAACAAAATGTCGAGAGCCTGAGCCGTAAGCGAATCCCGCACACGGCTCAGGCTTTTCCTCTGCCGGAGGCGGCAGGAGGTGAATAATTTGGCAGTAATTAAAAACATGATCGTCCGCGTAGGCGCGGATTTGTCCGGACTTACATCCGAATTCAAAAAAAGTTCAGGAGCCACCGGTAGCTTTGCAAAGCAGACGGAGCAGGCTCTGAAAAACAGCGCGCTTTCTCTCGGCAGCCTGAAAAAATCCATGGCACAAGGCGGAAAGAACGAGGCGATTGTATCTCTGACAGATCGTATTCGCGAGTTGGAAGCGGAACAGAAGGCCCTAAAAGCGGCCGGATTCTCTTGGGGCTATGAAGGTTTCGAGGGGAATGAAAAACTCCTGCGCGACCTCAAGGGGGAGCTCAATGACTACATCAGAAGTCTAAAGGATACTGGTGAATCCACAGAGGAAGTTGCGGAGAAGACCGGAAAACTGGGTGCAGCTGCTCAATCGACAAAGAGTCGTCTGAAAGATATCGCATCCAACGTCCTTAGCCTTAGCAAGCGCTCGAAGACATCAACGGCTGGGCTTGAAAGTCTCGTTAGATCAATCAGAAGAATTGGTCTTGTGACAGCGGGATTGCATCTGGTAAAGTCCATATTCGGCGAATTAGGATCGATTGTCAGGCAATATATTTCCCAAAATGAGGCGTTGCAGGCGCAAACAACTGCGCTGAAGAACAGCCTAGGACAGGCTTTGGCGCCGGCCATCAACTTAGTGGCAAATGCCTTAAGCGCAGTAATGCCCTACATTGTAGGCGTCAGTAACGCCATTGGATCTCTGATTACCAACCTGTTTGGCTCCGGTTGGACTACGGTGGCAGATAGCGCCAATGCTGCGGCGGCAGCGATCGGTGGCGCAGGAGGCGCACAGAAGGAGTTTAATCGGCAGTTGGCAGGCTTTGATGAAATCACCAAGCTGAATGCCGAAAGCGGCGGAGGCGGCGGTGGAGGCGGCGCATCGTCAACAACCACTACCTTGGAAGGAAAAACCCCCGCGTGGCTTTCCGGTCTTTCCGAAGAGATTCAGACATTTGCAGCAGAAGGTAACTTTTTTGGCATTGGTGAAGCAATTGCAGATTCGCTCAATAAGGGGATTGATAATCTAAAACTGTCACCCACTTCTTTAGGAACTAAGGTCGGCAAGTGGCTCAAAAATGCGCTTAGCGCGGGGTTTGGTTTTGTTTCAACTTTTGATTGGTACGGTTCTGCAGAACTGATAGCCAATAATTTTAGTGATGCTCTTGCTGAACTTTTTCCAAAGTATGCTGAAATCAAAGCAAAGCTTGCCGAATACAGCAGGGTATCAAAGAATCCGCATGTAAATGTTGATCTGCGTCCAAGCGAAGCTGCTGCAGTGACACTGTATAAGCAGATCAAGGAAAAGCTTGCCGAATACAGCAGGGTATCAAAAAATCCGCGTGTAAACATCGATGCGCAGGCAAACTTGACAACCTATAGAGATCAGCTGAAAAGCAAATTTATTGACTTCCAAGCAAGGCTGACCACTTGGCAGGATAACCTAAGGAACAAGCTTATTGACTGGATTGCGAATGTAAAAACCTGGAGAGATAACCTGAAAAATAAATCCACAGACTTCCAAGCAAGACTGACCACTTGGCAGGATAACCTGAGGAACAAGCTTATTGACTGGATTGCGAATGTAAAAACCTGGAGAGATAACCTGAAAAACAAGTCTACAGACTTTCAAGTGAATCTGACCTCGTGGAAAGACAGCCTGAACAACAAGGTCGTAGACTTCCAGTCCCGGCTGACTACATGGAAGGATGCCCTCAGCGGTAAGGTCGTAGATTTCCAGTCACGGCTGACCACATGGAAGGATGCCCTCAGCGGTAAGGTCGTAGATTTCCAGTCCCGGCTGACTACATGGAAGGATGCCCTCAGCGGTAAGGTCGTAGACTTCCAGTCCCGGCTGACTACATGGAAGGATGCCCTCAGCGGTAAGGTCGTAGACTTCCAGTCCCGACTGACATCCTGGAAGGACAGTCTGCAGAACAAAGCCATTGCATTCCAGAGTAATCTCACCACATGGAAAGACAGTCTCGGGAATAAGGTTCTTACCTTTGCTGCGAATGTAGTAAAAGGCTGGACCGGAAGTCTTGTGGACAAGCTGGGCATCAGTTCCTTAACCAGCAAACTGAATATGATACTTCCTAAAATCGGTATAGACTGGGGCGAGGTGTCAGCTCTGGGCAAAACCTTCCGATATCCAAAAGGCTTCAGCATTAAATGGAATGCCACCGGCGCTATTCTGAACGGTGCTCAGCTTTTTGGGCGCGTTGGTAATACATTTCTGGGCGGCGGAGAAGCCGGCCGCGAGGCTATTCTTCCCCTTGACCGGAATACATGGTGGATGGATAAAATTGCCGATCGCGTGGCCCTGCGGGTCTCTGGCGGAGGTCAGAGCGGTGAGCAGAACATCACTGTCAATCTGGTAGTCGATGGTAAGATCTTGGCTTCTACGGTTGTCCGGCACGTTAATGCGCAAGCCAGAGCCACAGGCAGAAATCCGCTTGCAGCCTACATGTAAGGAGGTTTGGAAATGACCTTAACAGTTAAGGAGCTTTTTGTGGACGGTGTGCAGCTGCCCACGCCCGCTCTGGAGGGAGTGACCATCACCACTAACAAGATGTGGTCCGCCAACACCGGGCGTCTGGAGAACTCCGGAGAGATGGCAGGTACCATCGTTGCATTGAAGCGGAAGATTGAAATCAAGTGGCCTGATCTAACCATGGAAAAGGCAAAGGTTATCGAGGACGCAGTGTCCTCGATAATCCCATTCCATGTGCTGCGTTACACCGACATGACCGGCATGACTGTTGAAATCACTGTGTATTTCAGTGACCCCTCCTATACCATCTATGCTTACAGTGAGGGCGTACAGCGGGTCACAGGCGTCACGATCAGCGCGATTGAGAAGTGAGGTGTTAGGATGCAAACAGTATCAGCTAATGTCAGGGCGCTCCTTGCCAGCTACGCCAAAGTTACGCTCACTGCGTATTTGAATGGAGCAAAGCTAAACGCCGGTATTGGCGCTTGCGAGCTGACTGCCAGCTGCGGCGATGACACGAGCTTCTCTTTCGGAAATGCCTGCGCTGCCCGTGTGAATATGACGCTGGCAGCATCTATGCCGGGCATCAAAGAACAGAATCTACGTATCACATGGGCAGTCGATGGCACGGAGTACCCTTTGTTTGATGGCAAAGTGGAGAATGCGGTGGTTACTGCAGGCCGTACTTCTGTGGAGGCATGGGATGCCATGTACTACGGTGGTAGCGATGCCTTCATTCCCGCATGGCAGATGCAGCAGGACATTAATGCATCTGCTGCCTTCTCTCTGATTGCCAGTGAAATAGGCGTGTCTGCTGATCCGGCTGTGCTTGATCTCCTCTATGGTATTACCATTACCGGCGGTCTGAGACATCTCCCGGAGGATACAAGCTGTTCTGCTGTTGCCGGCTACATTGCCGGTCTGATCGGCGGTAATGCCATCATCGACCGTTCCGGGCAGCTGACTGTACGGCAGATGACGCAGACCGATTTCGAAACAGAACCCTATGCTGGCGGTGCCAGTGCTCAGAATGAGAATTACTCTATTACCGGCATTACACTGCAGCGTGAGGAAATGGTAACAATCCGGAACGAGGACGGCACCACTGCCGAGCAGGAACAGCTGCTGGAGTACTTCTCCGGCGACGGAACTCTGATGGTTAGCAACCCACTGGCAGATCAGGATGCTGCCGATCGGGTGTATGAAGTCCTTAACGGCATATCCTTCCGACCCGGTACGTACTCGTTCCCTGGCGGTCTATTGTTGGAACCCGGTGACCTTTTTGCTGTCCACTCTATGGACGGCAGCTACAGTGTGGCCGCCATCGCGCTCTCCATGAGCTTCGACGGTGGCGTCAAAACCACTGTTTCCTGCGGCGGTTTTCTTCCAGAAGGCGGTTCTCAGGGCCCCATCAATCAGGCTCTTGCAACACTGGTCGCGGACTTCGCCCGGCTGCGGATGCTGGTAGCCGAAAACGCGCAAATCGTCAGTGCAAGGATCTCCCATCTTACTTCCGAAGATATTACCGCCGGAAAGATCCATTCCACGGACTTTTCTACGGAGGAATTACAGGAATTGTATCCTTCATCGCATCTTTACCCATCGAACACATCCTTCCCAAATAACGGTGAACAGATCATTCGTGGGTTTGAGATTGATTTTGAGACTGGTGTCATACGTGGAGTGTTTTGGAGTGAAGCAATGGCCTCTTTGGAAGAACGGGTCACCATGCTGGAAACCCAACTTAGCTATGCAGAGAAAGATCTTTCGGATCTGAGTGAGGTCAACGCAGATCTCCAGCAACAATTATCTGAAATAGAAAATGAGATTGAATCCAATCGTAATGATATTAGCGATATGGAATCGCTGTTGACAGACCTGCAGATTGCAGGACAGGAGCGCAATGAACGGCTGAGCAAGTTGGAGAACGCGTTGCTTTACCCCAAAAGTTTGTAAGGAGGAAACATGAGTTACGAAAAATATTATCCTGGCGGATGGCAGTCGGGTGAAACCGGTGGCACGCCTATCACACCGGAAGCATTGAACCATATGGAAGCCGGCATAGAAAACGCAGCACCGAAATCTGCCCTGACCCAAAGGGTCTACAATGCCCGGGGTGAATTTTTTACGGCACATGCCCCGGGAACGGCCAGAGGCTGCGGAACGGCAACGGTTCATATTACCC